CTGTGCCTTTATAAGCATCTCCAGTGTATTCAAACTTCCAGTCAAATGCCTGTACGTTCTTAATATACTTTTCTTTCCAGCGCTGATCTTTAGAGAAGTAATCCTTCATTAAAACAATGCAGGCTTCTTCAACATTATCTGGAACTTTATCCCAGCCAAATTTACCCTGAATCTTATATCTTACATTTTTTTGAAATGCTCCGCCATAATTTAAATCATTTACTGTTGAAGGAACCATTCCATTAGCAATATAAACTGTATTGTCCATATCATAAGTTCTGTCTACTCTAACTCCAAATCCAGTCTCTGATATTACTGGATAATAATTCCAATTATTAATTGAGTTAATATTATCTATTAATAGGATATCATTTGCGTATATTTCATGTATCTGTATCAATTTAAAAGGCAACAGAAGAATATCTGTTCCCGCTCCATATGCAACTTGAACGTCATCATATACAGAAAATTGCTGATTACAATAATTTTCAATTACTTTTCTTCCGTACTTTTCTGCCATTCTTAATTCATGATACGTTTTGTAATTTGGATCGCTAGGATCTGTTCCAATATTCAAGTCTTCATAAACTTCTGCTAAATTAGCATATGGGGTGACTACATCTGTGTAAGTTGTGTGAGAATTAGAAACTGAATTTATAAAGTAGCTCCAAACAAATTTAAATTTTCTTTGTCTGGTTGTGTATGTTCTTGGAAGAATAATTTGATATGTTCCAAAATCATTATCTAACTTGGTTGCTGTTAATACAGCAAGCGGGGTGGCGGCGGCGGGATTCAGCAAAGGAATAATCGCTGGGTCATCTGCAACATCATAAATAGTTACAGAAACATTTCCGTCTGCATCTACTACCTCTCCTCCGTAAAAAATCTTAGTTTTAACGGGGGTACTACTTTCTGTATAAACTTCAGCCATTATATTTGGTAATGATTAGCTATAAAACTCTTGAACCTCTTTTGGGGTAGCTAATCTAAAACCTTCCTCCTTGTCAAAAATTGATTGAGCATCTTTTTCATTCATAGCAATAAACGGATGATCCTTTGTAAAGGTATGTCCTAAAATATCGTATCTGAAATTAGCTCTAGTCATTCTAACAAGTACCGTGTCCTCTGCCTGATCCTTCTTTGGATCAAACTTAGGAAGTATCTCATCAGAAATATCTTCTTCTTCCGCCTTTTCAATATCCTTAAGCGTCTTAGCATATACAGCCCAGGTCACGCCTTCTTCTGATAATGCCGCAATAATATCATTTTTATTCTTTAAGCCGTCTGTGTCTACGGCAAAATCTTCTGCAACTTTTCTTAATTCTGCAACTTTTAATGTCTCGAATGACATGGTAATCTCCTTAGTCTAGGTATGTTTATTATAGCATTAGTAAATTAAAATGAAAAGCCCCCGAAATTAATCGGGGGCCTTTCTATAGCTGTTTTAATTAAGAAGCAACCTTAACGTTCTTTACTACGACCCAAGCATCTGCTTGTTCGATTTGGACACCAACGCGAGTATACATTGTATATTCGATTGAGTCTTTACGTGGCCAGAAGAAACGATATACAGTTACATCACGCTTGATACCAATAACAACGTTATTTGGGAATGTCAAGTGGATATCTCCGTGTGAACCAGCTGCGCCTGAGTAGTCGCCAGTCTGTGTCTCTGGAAGTAGCGGAACTTCAACAATTGGAATACCAAATGCGTAAGGAGCTACGTATCCTGCAGGTCCGCCTAGTGGGGCAACCTCACCACGGATTATGCTTGAAGCAATATCCTGTGGAATTGTTTGGTTTGTTCCAATGCTGTTGTTATATAGGAAGTCTTGGACCAGGTTTGAACCAGCAAGGAAGCGAAGGTCTGTACGACGTTGCTTGTACTTACGTGGAAGTGCCTTAAGAGCTGAGTTGAATACAGCACGAGAAACGACTGCTCCACCTGCATCTACAACATTACCATAGGTCTTAGCCTTCTTTACAATACCATTGAATGACTTGTAAAGTGCGTCTGATGTCAATGCGGTATTACCATTAAGAACTACGTCTTCAATGTCATTACCAGCTTGTGTTGCCATCATACGTGCAATATGATCTTCTAGATCTGGACCTTCAATGTTGTCTTCTAGAGACTCAGTTGAAAGTTCCCAATCCATGCGAAGCTTCTTTGTTGTCAAAGAAATCTTTGAGAATGTTACAGCACCGTTTGTTGCGGTATCTGAACCTTCTGTAGCGAGCTTCATAAGCTTCTCGCCAACACCAATACGATCAATCTCGGTTGTATCTGCCTTCATGCGTACTGTACGTGCGACCTTACCAATTACGGTTGCGTCGAACATATAGTCTAGGAAGCGAGCTGATTGTTCTGGATTAAGTAAACCACCGTTGCCGTTTTCGGAAGCGGTGTGAATTCCTGTTCCACCTGAAGTGGAAGCGAATCCTGCTGTCGCTACTGCGCCAGCTGCAATATCTTTTAATAGTTCATTGCTCATTATTTTTTACCTACCTTAGTTAAATATTTCATTTACGGAACCGAGGAAAGAACCGTTCCATTTTGATTTTGATTTTGTTACAACTTCAGATCCGCCAAGATCTGAAGACTTCTTAATTGCGGTTTCGCCTTCAACAGCATCTACACGCTTTTGAACACCATCAATGGTGCCCTTGATTTCATTTACAGCAGCTGATAGCGCTGTATGTTGTTCTGCCAACTCTGAAATTCTAGTATCAACACTCTTGCTGAAAGATTCTACTGTATCTTTGATAGCAGTTACCTGTGCAGCATTTGTTTCTGACGCCTTGAATAGAGTTTCTGAGAAAAAGCCTTTTAAATCACCTAACATTTTTGCAAAATCAGGTTCATCAACCATAACTTCTGATACATTGGCTGCCTTTTCCAGAGATTCAGCAGAAGCGTCTGCTACTGCATCTTCTGCAGGAGCTTCTTCAACAGCTGGTGCTTCTTCAGCAGCAACTGGTGTTTCTTCTACGATTGCTTCGGGTGCTACTGCATCTTCTGCAACTACGTTTTCTATATTTTCTGACACTTCATTACCTCCTTCTGCGTTTGCCTGTTTTGCAATTTTTTGTGTTTCAGGCAACGTAAATCTTGATCTAAATGAATCAAGAATCTTTTCTACTTCTTTCGCTTTATTTACATCTGCGGTTTCTACCCAACCAATTAGAACTGCTGGCTTTCCAGATACTGGAGAATCGAATGTTTTTTCGGTTGACATAAAAACTGAATCGCTATCTTCACAGTAAAAAATATTTTCTGTACTCATCTCTGTAGCAATGCCCTTGTATACCATTACGCCATTAACTTTTTCAATTGAAAAAATATTACATAATTCGTTTGCTGGAGAATCAACAATTGAAAGTTCAACTAAATCATAGTCTTTAATAAAACGAACTGATTGACCTGTTGACTTGTTAACTTCATTATCTGAATCTTTAATTTTTCCGCCAATTGAAAAACCAGAAAGAGTGCCATCAAGAACTTTTTCCCAAGTGTCTTGTGCACCCTTTGATATGTATGAAGTTACATAAACTCCATTATAGAAATTTTTTGTAGCTTGGTCGTAATAAGTTTCTGGTCTAAATGAAACAACTTTACCCACTGCGATTGCTTGATGCATTTCACGAAGGTTGCCTCTGAAATTTTCGAATGCCTTAATGCTGGCTTCGGCAGTTACAACATCGCCTGTCTGATCAACATTATCCAATGTGGCAAAACCAGAGACTGTTCTTTGCTCTCTGTTTACCTTTGTGAATGGGACTGATAAGTGAAGGTTTTCACCCTCACTAGACCAATGTGATTTCTCGATATTCATATGCTCAATTTTATCTTTTTGTCGATAAAAAGGCAAATAGTAGTTGAGTGGTCCTAGTCAACTTGGGCTCCATCGCCCTTTGGATTTCTAGCCTCACCAGATTTATCGGGAGAAGTTGCAGATCTTTGTTGATCTCTGGTTTTATTTCCAGTAGATTTAGCCTGTTGATCTGCTGCCTGTTGTGGCTTTAATTCAATTACTTTGTCTCCGCCTTCTAGAGGAATCATGCCTTTTCTAAGTCTAACTTCATTAGGGGTAATTACCTGCATTCTTAAATAACGCTCATCAATTTTAGATTGAGTATCTTCGTCGGTCAAAGTTAATTCATTAAATTTAAGTTGTAGGGCATCTGTCTTTTCAGAGAATATTCTATTTAATTTCTTTTCTAAAATCATTTGGGCTGGTCGGCAAACCTGCTCTTTAAATGTTTTATCGGCATCTCTGGCTACCGCTAAATTAACTCCTTCTGGAGTTCCAATTTTATTAATTGGTACACGGTGAGCCAATAGAATTTCATCTCTATTAGATTTACGATACTTCTCAAACGAGCCTTCTTGATTACCAGCTTCAATTGGCTCCATTTTAAATTCAACTTTTGAGTCTGGAGTATCGGCAGGAAGCGGAACATATAAGGATCTATGATTTTTACCTTTTAGTCCAACCTGGAAAAATTCAAGCAATTTACGTTCTGATTCAGGAGAAAGCTTTGCTCCCTTTACTGTAATTATATATCTTGGCACCGCTTTGTTTTGGAAATAATCTAGGTTATATCTACCTGAATATTCATTTCCAGCCAATGCCATCTGTGAAGCAATAATATCTGGGATACCATAATAATTATTCATAGGGGTGTATTTCTTAAAATGAATAACCTCATTTGGGCGATCTTCTTGAGAAGTAATTGGACTTGGGGTATCCATATCTTCAAAGTTTCTAAAGTATACAGCCTTGCCATAAAGCAATTGAATAAAGCCATCACGCAGTCTGCGGATACGCATAGTCTTTGCTGGGATATGCCCAATATAGCCAATGTCTCCAGCGGTTGTTCTACCAATTTCTAGGAAACCATTTCCTGTAGCTTCATAGTCTGTATATACTTTAATTAAAGTTTGAGTAAAAGTGTCTTCATCATTTGTTTGATCAAGCCATCCTTGTAGATCTTGTCTTAATTTACTAATCTTCTTTCGTGCCCGTTCCAATTGTTTATCATCTGAAATAGAATCGAAGGCGTCATTTGTTTTTTTAGTTTCAATAAAATCATATCCTAGTCCAACGATATTTGAAACCTTAGCATTAATTGCTGCATAGTTATATGTAGATGTCTCATAGATTTGAGATAGATACTCTAAGTTATATGTTGGTTCAATTAAATCAAACATCGCATAGCCAGTAATTGCTTGTGCTAAGAGATTTTGCTGTGTTCCAGTTTCTTCAATTCCTGTAAATGCTTTTGAAAACTCACGCCCCACTTTACGTCGAAATGCTGGGCTTAATCCATTAAGCTTTTTAATTCCATCTAGGTCTATAGTAAATGGATCGTTACTTGTAACTTCTGTAGACTTATTAAATGAGAACCAATCAGCAACATTAGATAGCTGAATTTGATCTACCGCTTCATTTTCTTCTTCAATAAATTCCATCTTTATCCCCTTAAATTACCGTACTTTTTAACTTCATCTTTATAGTTTCCAATATCAAGTGGGTCTGGAACTAGCCCCCATTTAAGTCTTTGGTGCTGATATTCAAATTCTTCGTCATCAATTTTTCTTCTTGCTGAAAGGAATAAAGGCCTGCCCTCATATATACCAAACGTGCGTACTTCTCTAGTAATCGCATCCATTCTGTCGATATTTCCTTTTTTAGAAGTAACTGAGAGATAGTTTCCTTCGTCATCTCCTATCCACCTTCCATCTGGCATTTCCCAAACATAAATTCCAAGGGTAGACTCCTCCTCTAGAATTTTTGAGTTTACATTGTTAATGTCCATAGATCATTATTCTACCATTACTTTGAATCAAAGTCCATACCGTGTCAGCGTACCTGACAATATTAGACGTTTCTAATGACTACCCAGTCATTATCATATGCATTTACATATTCTTCTGTCAGGGTAATTGAACTATTTTGGCTATCTGTTGCAACGACTGATGCTCTGTCAGTGTAGAGATAATAATGATTTTGAGCTTGTGCTTGTGTTAGCTGAGACGGATAAAGGGTTATATTTTTGTATAAATTCTTTCCCCCGCCATTTGTCCATAGGTTATTTGAAACCTTAACGTTAAACCAGATATCTCCTGAAATAGGATTATCTAAGCATATGACTATATGACAAATCTCTCCTTCTTTTAAGAATGATGAGATATTTGTTGCTGAGGTTCTATTTACTCCATTTACGTAAATAGCAGAGATATTGCTTTTTGTTATAGCCCCAGAATTTGACCATAGATAAGATATTACATTAGAGTTATATTCTGAATAAAGGAGGCAATTTTTAGTTAGCGTTTTAGGGGTAAAAAACATCTCTACTGTATTAATGTCCTGAATTGTATTTATATAAAATCCAGCCTCAGATGGCTTTATTCCATTTTCTACATGCCTAGATAGAATGGGGTAGTTATCTGTACCAAGATCATAATCCCATATTGCTAAATTTATATCTCCACCTAAAGGAATTTTTGATCTAATAGACATTCCTGAATTATTAGAAACAAACTGCTTATCTTTATAAAAATAAAAACCTACATATGTTAGCAGAGGTAATATTTTACTAGTATCTGTGCTAGTTAATGTTATTTTAAAATAAACATTTCCTATGTTTTGAAAATTAGTAGACCCTACTTTATACTGAGGAATATTTTCTCCATTTATGCAATTTACCCATGTTCCAGATTCACCAGTTAAGCTAGTTTCAATAGTAATTCCATTATCCCCATACCACTCAACTTTTGAACTGTTTATTCCATTGGTAACTGGAAAAGAAAAATAATCTTCTATGACAAAAGTCTTTGACTGAGCGGTATCTGTTTTAATAAAAGATAAATATTTTTTGGTTTTATCATAGTAAACATCTGAATTTAAATAAGTTTCTAAGCTTTGATCCTTTGGCAAATTAAATGAAAACTGCTTAAATATATTTTTATCACTTATGTCGAACATAATGCCTCCGTCTGGAACAGCAATCTGTTCATATTTAATTGGCATATTGTAAAAATAATGCTTAGAAATATCTTCTTTAGAAAGAGAGTATCTATATACTGCTGGACCATCAACTATAAATGAATCTGATGAGGATAGGGTTGGTCCGATAGATAAACTTAAAGCATTGTTTGTAAATTTAAGATTAGAAAAGTTTTGCTCAATTACGCTTTGTCCATTTAAATATAAAGACATATTGCTACTAGAATATTTAGCAACTACGTGCATTGATCTTTGTATGTATGGAATTGTATAGTCTAGTCTTTGCCCTGCTGCTAAAAATACTAAGTTTCCTTTTTCGTAGAATATTCCAACTTGATTATTTAAATCGGCAAGGATAGGGGTTAGAGATGTTGTAGTTATTTTAGGGTAGAACCAAACTTCTAAAGAAAAATCATTATCTGAATTGTGCTTAGTCCCAAGCCCCCCGTTGGCCAAAGTACCGTCGTAGTCATTTGACACATTAAGAGAAACGTAGCTTGTATTTGTAATTTTGCTTGCTGATAACCCGCCTGAAGTAAGAGGAAATATATCTGTAGTTAAAGATCCGTAATAGGTTCCATTGTTTCCACAGCCAGATATGTCTGCGGCGGTGGTGCCAGAAGTCTCATCTAAAGGCCAAAAGCCTATAGGAGCATCTTTAATTACTTTAAGTTGATATGACATTTGAATTAATTGTATCACTAAATAGCATCATATT